GAGTCTTTACAACCGATCTTTGCCAAGCGTCAAATGTACATTCATCAAGATCAACAAGACCTTATGGATGAACTGCTCTTATTTCCAAGAGGAAAGCACGATGACATATTGGATGGGTTGTATTATGCAAACAAAGGATCGTTTGCTCCCTATCATACCGTAGATGATGTACCCTTATTGACTAAGAAAAAACGAACAATGTTTAGCGATTGGCAGTTGGCTTAACAAGGGGTTAACATATATTAAAAAAAGTAAACAAGTCGCTCTCATGCTGTTTCTAGGGGGTTAACAAGGGGGTTAACAGAACTGGCTGTTGAGGATCGGGTCGTCCTCTGAATAATATTGCCACCGAATTTAACGACAGAGTTAATGGCAACCGAAAAGCACCCTGAAGTCACCAAGTCAGAACGTTTATTAGATAACTATCATGAAGCCAGAGCTACGTGGGCAACCCAAGCAATGGAAGACGATGAGTTTCGTAACAATCAACAATGGAAACGTGAACATAAAAATGTATTAGCAGAACGTTCACAAGTTCCTATCGTGGATAACATCATATATCCAGCCGTAGAACAAGCCAAAGCCTTACTTACGGCAAACAAACCAAAATTTCAATCAGCGGGTCGAGACGATTCTGACAATAAAGTGGGAAAGATTTTTTCCGATATAATGGCGTATATATGGGATAATTCAAACGGAAATGTCGAATTAAAGCAAGTGGTAGACGATTACTATGTAAAAGGCATGGGAGTCATGCAAACTTATGTAGATGGAATGGCAGATTTCGGCAGAGGAGAAATTCGGGTTAAAAGTGTAGACCCTCTTGATTTATACCTCGATCCCAATTCAAAAGACACCTTTGGACGTGATTCAGCGTGTATGATTATTGCAAAACGAATCACAGGTGAGCAAATCAAAGTTGCCTATCCTATGATTGTTGATCAGATAGACAATATGCAAACGGCAAGTAGCAACAATCGGTATCCAACTACCATGAGAGATGGATCTGAAGATCAGCAAATTGGACCGACAGAAGACGACGATGGATATTACCGTCATTATGAGATTATAGATCGATATGAAAAAGTAAAATTAAACTACTTTCACTTGCTTGACACACTTACGGGTGAAGAAAATATTATGAATGAAGAAGGGTTTGATGCGTATCAGCAAGAACCCGCTATTATCATGGAAACAGCACAAGGTATTCAGCCTGTAACCGAAGACAAAGCTATACGAGAATTGTTGCAAGTGGCTGAAGCCACAGGTGGAGTTTACCACATGATTCAAGATCCTCAAACGGGTCAACCTACAATGATGCCGGGAGAAGAAGGGGATAACGCCATTCCAAATACCACAACACGAATCAATGTGGTGACTAAACTAGAAATGGTCGAACAGGAAGTGGTGGTAATGAATCGAGTTATTGTAGATCGCATTATGAGAATAATGTCGGTAGGGGGTGTCTTGATCGATCAAAGCATTATGGACATTGAAGATTATCCCATTGTGCCTTTGATGAATCGTCACAACAGAAATCCTTACCCGATGAGCGATGTTCGATTTGTTAAACCGATTCAAGAATATATTAATAAGCTAACCTCTTTAATTATTGCTCACGCTTCAAGTTCTACCAACACAAAATTATTAATTCCAAGAGGATCAATGGATCGCAAACAATTGGAATCTGAATGGAGCAGAGCGGGAACAGGGGTCATTGAATACGATCCAGAATTAGGTCAACCGATTGTAGCGGGTCCGATTCCTTTACCCAATGAATTGTATAAAAATAAAGAAGATGCTAAAGGCAGTATCTATCAAATATTAGGGATTCATCCTTTATCTCAAGGAGATCCTAGTGCTGCACCTTCCACATACAAAGGCACGGTTGCAGTCGATGAATATGCCCAACGTCGTATTAAATCTAAGCTAGACGATATTGACGAAATGTTGAATCAAGTGGCTCGATCTGTGGTTCAACTCATTCAGCAAACCTACACAGATGAAAAGGTGATTCGCCTTATGAAACCCGATGGTAGGACAAGTGAAGCTATGTTAAATCGCCCAGTATACGATGATTTTACTGGAGAGATCGTAGGACGGATTAACGATGTTACTATTGGTAAATACGATCTTATTGTCGTAAGCGGTTCCACGCTACCATCGAATCGTTGGGCAAGATTTGAATACTATATGCAACTCTATCAAGCTGGAATTATCGATCAAGTTGAAATCTTAGAACAAACAGAAGTTGCAGACACAGAAGGCGTCTTAGAAAGAACCGCTATTATATCTCAGCAACAGCAAACGATACAACAATTGCAAGAAGAACTCAAACGTGTACAAGGTGATTTACAGACTTCGGAAAGAGAAAGTGTTCACGATAAAAAACGTGTTGAGATTGAAAAATTTAAACGTCAGTTGGGAAGAGCCAACGATAAAACGGCAAAAGCCGTTGAATTGTTTGAGGCTCGATTAAGCGATCAACTGAAAATGGAACGGGAAACGGAAGCAGAACCTCAAACACCAGTTGCTGTCACTTAGACAAATTGGAAGGAGATAATATGGAAGAACAAGTTCAAGACATTATTGCTGAGGATACCTCAAATAACGTCTCAGTAGATCAAACTGACGGACTAGAACCATTTGATACCAGTTTAGATACAAAAACAGGTATGTATATGGACGAACCTAAGGAAGTGGAAACACCTCCTGTAGCCCCTGTTGAGAAACCTCAAGAGGAGCGTTACGAATATTGGCAAAGTAAATACGATCAGAAGGCGAGTGAGTACAACTCAATGGAACAACGTATCAAGGAATTAGAGAATGTCGAGCCTATCGCAAGGCACATTAAAGACAATCCTTGGGTTTTAGACAATGTTGCAAAATCACTCTCTGGTGATACCCCTGTGGTTGCCGGTCAACCCGAATCGCAAGGATTACCAAAGAAACCCCAACGTCCAAATAAGCCAAGCAATTATGATCCATCTGAAGCGTACATGGATCCGGAATCGGTTAGTTTCAAGTATCGTGATTCTCTAGACACATATCGAGAGGATTTGGTGAACTACCAAGAGCAGAAGTTGAGCTATCAAGAACAACAAAATGCAAGACAATACGAGATACAACAGAAGCAACAACAAGAAGCCATGCAAAAACAAGAACAACAAGCAATGGCTCGCAATTTAACAGAGCAGTATGGGTATACACCCGAAAAAGCTTCGGAGTTTATGAAGTATTATTCTTCTCCCGATAGTCTTTCTCTAGACAATTTAGTTGCTTTAGACCGAATACGGAATGCTCCAAGTACCGCAGAAGTGGAGACAAGGCAAAAAGCTGAAATGATGAAGAATCGTCAACAACGGGTTGCCGTTCCCCCACCAGCAAGTGTTGGAGGTGGAGAAAATCAACCGCAGTACACAGATGAAGATTTGTTCAATTTGGCTTTAATGCAAAATAAAAGAACGGTTTAATCAAACGACCCTGAGGGGGGTCTAGGAGGGTAACAACAATGGCTAGTAACGCCAAAAATCTCACATCAAGTGGGGTTTTATATACAGACAGACGAGATTTTTACATTCGTCCTAATGTAGTAAAAGAGCTTTGGACTGATGTAACACCATTTACAACAGTGATTGCTAATAAAAACACCGTAACAGGTATGGCTGATCCACAGTTTAAGATGTTTGAACATCGTAATCCTTGGGCAAGGCAGTATTTTCAAACTTCTTCTACTGCGGCTTGTGCGGCTGATAACGCGGCAGATACATGGGCTGTAACTTCTGGTTCACCAGTTGGGATGGAAGGCGAAGGCGGTGATTACGCTTACAACAGTTGGATTGGTCTTGAGTGTGAAGTTTGGACAGCCTTAACACCGGGAGCTACTAAAAAAGGCGTGGTCTTAATTACTGCGGTTTCGGGTAGTGGATCAAGTGCCAATTTAAGCGTTAAAAACATGGGTGACGCTACAATTACTCCGGCATCTGGTGACTATTTAATTGTCGTAGGTAGTGCATACGGTGAAGGTACCGTAGCTGGAACCGCTTGGGCAGACGAACTTGCAGTCGTTTACAACCAATGTCAGATCTTTAAAACACCTTTACAAATAACAGGTACTTTATTGGCATCTGCTTTAAGAGGTGAATCATCTGAATTGGCAAGATTGCGTGATCAGAAGTCTCAAGAACACAAGATTCAAAAAGAAAGAGCGTTCTTATTTGGTCGTTCTCCTATCAACACTAGCGGTGGATTTGATGACAATTCTCTATCTGACGCTAACAGCAACGTGGTTCGTTCAACAATGGGAATTATTCCAGCAATTGAAAAGCACGGAGCAGTTAGTGGAGACGATCAAAGTCGTTTTTCAATAACCGAAGCAAGTTATTCTTACAATGACTTTGTAGACGACATGGAAAAAGTATTCCAATACGTTCCTGAAGCGGGTATGAAACGTGCTTTCTGTGGACAAGGAGCGTTAAGCTACTGGTCTAAGATGGCGGGTTCTTCTGGATTTGCAGGTAACTCTGGATGGACAGTTTCCCTAGGAGATATGAAAAGAGATGCCTTAGGATTTAACTACAGAATTCTTGAAACACCTCACGGTGCTTTGCAGTTAATTCCAACTCCAGTTTTACGTCAGACTTACAACAAAACAATGTTGGTTGTATCTGATGAAAATCTGTTCCATGCTCAATACAGGGCTCCAAAGTTCCAAGCAAACATCTTAACAGATGATGCATACGATGGTGTCAAAGATCAGTATATGTCTGATGAGGGTATCGGAGTTACTTTGGTGGAAAGTCACAAGTTATTCCAAATATCATAAGGGAGGTTTATTATGGCTAGACCTTATTTAAAAGGAACAAGTGCGGGTATTAAATCACTAACGGCTAGTGCAACTCTTGCAGAAGCTGACACGGGTAAAACAATTTACTTTACCCCTCCATCAAGTGCGGGTGCTTTGGTGATTACCTTACCGGCAGTTTCTAATGTAGGGTTAGAGTTTACAATAATACAGAAAAGTGCTTACGACACAGCTGTATGTAAAGTCTCCTCTGCTGAAGGAAATAACTTTGTAGGAAACTTAGATGCTCAAACGGGTACGGGTGATAACTCAGCCGGAACGGATGACTTTATTCAATGGGGATCGGCAACGGTTGCTGGTGATTGGGTAAAGTTGGTATCTGATGGCAGTAAGTGGTATGTCATTGGAAGCTCATCTAAAGTCACTACAAACGGTATGGCATTTGGTTAAAACACATAACAATGGGGGAGTTTCGGCTCCCCCAAAGTTGTAAGGAAAAATTATGATAGAACTTAGCAATAAAATTAAAAAATCTATGACAGTTACAGGAGCTATTGAATTAAATGCTCAAGATAGCGAAGAAATAATTTTCATGGAAGCATCTTCAGATAATATTGTAATTACATTACCAAAAGATCTTATTAGTGGGTTTACTTTAACTTTTATTCAATCTAAAGCATCAGCTGGTGAAACGTGTAGAATAACACCTGTTGGTTCAAAAATTATTGGCTATGTAGGACAACAAGAAGGTGGAAATGCAGATGCGACAACAGCGGATGGATTAGTTTCAGTTTTAGATGGAGACGATGATAAGTATGTTCAATTAACTAAGGCAACGGGGCATCAAGGAGATTGGATTAGACTTGTTTGCAATGGATCTGATTGGTATGTGACTGGAGGAGTAGGAACATTTACTCACGAATCATAACAGTATGACACAAACGCAATTAATAGAACTGGTTCAACAACATCACCCTGAAATGGGAGAAACCCAAATACGATTGTATTTAAACAGAGCTTTACTTGAATTCTGTCGTAAAACGAGGATTTTAAATGGACTGTATACTTTTTCTACAACTGCTGATCAACGATACTACAATCTTGATAGCAATATATTGGAAATAACTCAAGTGGATTATGAAAACTATCCTATTCCAAGAATTAGCGGTGTGGTGGATAAAACCGATACGGATAATTAACGATGAGTGACGTAAAAACAAATGCATTAAAACACGGATGGTGGACAGAACGAGATGCTATTGCCATTGTAAAACGTTCTGAAGAAGACGACAACACAACCTATTTATCCGTAGAAGAAGTAAAAACGGTTAACATTCATGCCGTAAAGAAAGATGAAAGTTTTGTAGCCACTACAGGTACAGGAAGTGGAGGAATCCGTATGGGAGAATCTTCTGCAATACCTGAAGAATTTCATGAGGCTTTAGCGAATTACGCCATTGCAAAAGGGTATGAATTAAAACCCAGGTTAATAAGACAAGCTTCTTACTTTAAAGATTTATTTAATCAAGACGTTAGAGAAGGTAAACGATACGCAAATAAAGGTCGTGATGGTACGGCTTATTACATTCAAGGAAATGACTTTTAATGGAAGAACAATTCTTAGAAACAAGATATTGGACAGACTTAACCGATGTGTTGTGGGGGGATCAAGGGTTACAATGGGGTAATACAACTACTTATTCTGAAGCCACTCTTTCAACACTTTCTTATACAGAATTAACTATGAATTCAGCGTCTTTTACAGAATCTAACATTGCATCTGTTTCACATACGGAATTAAGCAATACGGATACAACTTTTACAGAATTATGAGTTTTAAAACAGAAATAGAAGATTTAATTGGATCCGTTGGAGATGACACGCTTATCTCTAATGCAATTCAAGATATAGGATCAGAAATTGTTAATGTTTTGCCTTATGAAAAATTAATGAAAATATGCAAAACAACCTCTATATCTGGTTCGGGTACAAATACATCTACTTTTAAAGTATTGGCAGTAGATAAATCAGATTACTTCGCAAAAGAAATACCAAGTATGGATAAAGCTAGATATAAAAATACAGGCTCTATTTATGCGGGAAGTGACACGAGCCCTGTGTATTATTTTGAAAACCAAAGTATTTTTGTTATTGGATCAGCTTCAGGTGGAGAAACCACAGGAACCTTACATTACGTTCCAAGAATTCCTACATCCGATGGAAGTACGGCTATTGTTCATGGAGATACAGGAACAGAACATTTTCCAAAAGAGGCAGAACCTTTATTGGTTACAGGGGGAGCGGTTAAGTGTTTACAAAGATTGTTGGCTGATAAATCAGCAAATTTACCTACCGATATTAATGAACCTACATTACCGGTTTCTCCTACAAGTCCAACGTTAAGTTCAAACTCAGTTACGTTTTCACAAACGGCTCCAAGTTATACTATGCCTTTATTAACTCTTAAAAGTTCTACGAGTTTAATTTCAAATTTAACTATTTCAGCAGTAAGTCCAACGGTTCCGGTGTTAACTTCAAATTCAGTAAGTTTTAGCACCACTCCTCCTGCATATATTTCTCCTGTTTTTAGTCCTTCATTTGGAACGGTAGATTCATTTATATCTACAGATGAAGATGTTGAATTGGCAAGTATTAAGATTCAAGAAATCAATTCTCAAATTAATGATTTTCAAGCCAATATACAGAATCAGCTAAATGTATTTAATGATGCCAATACAGAGTATCAAGCTGAACTTCAAAAAGCGATTCAAAATGCTCAATTGTCTCAAAGCGATGACGTTCAAAAACTTCAAAAGTTTTCAAATGAAATACAGTTATATCAAGCACAGGTAGGAAAAGAAGTACAAGAGTATCAACAAAATACAGATGCTGATATAAGATTATGGACAGCAGAAAGACAAACGGATTTACAAAAATATAGCAACGACATACAAAACGCTTTAAATGTTTTTAATGTTGAAAATACAGAATACCAAGCTAATCTTCAGATCTCTATACAAAATGCACAATTATCGTCTCAAGATGATGCTCAATTACTGCAAAAATATTCAAGCGAAGTTCAAGATTATCAATCTGAAATAAGTTCTATTGTTCAAAAATACAACACAGATATACAGAATTACGGAGCAAAAATTCAAAAACACACAACCGATTATCAATGGAAACAAGGGCAGTATCAAATGTTGAAAGCTGAATACAATCAAGGGTTGCAATTATTAATTGGTGGTGGAATGCCACAACAACAAGGAGCTTAGTTATGAGCGTAGGAGATGAAGCAAGAGGAGTTGTATCATTAACGCCAACTGTATTATTTACAGCAGATGCAGATGCGGATGCGGTTTATGCAATGCATCACGATATTAAAGGATCTGTAGGAGGAAAACTAGAATATACTGCATTAGCTGATGAAAAATGGTACTATGCTGCCGCTACTAATGTAACTACAAATGCTAATTTACTTTCAACGTCAACAACATATACAGAGGATTCACAAAATCCAGCTACAGGCGATTTAGTAAGAATAATATCAATAACTCATAACGGAGAAACAAGTACAGGTACCGCAACAAGTGTCAATGTCCATATTTCTTTAGACGGTGCAGATCCTAAGACTAAAGCTGATTCTATAATTATAGGTAAAAATCAATCTGTTATTTTCAAAACTTATGCAGTTACATTAGACAATTTACATGCTTGTACTGCAGATGATACAAGTGTTAGCGTTAAAGTTGTTGCTATTTTAGATGATATAAGTGCATAAAAATTTTAACCAAGATACCCATGAGAATAGTCAAGCTCGGTAAGGTATCGTACTAAAGGAGAAACAAGATGGCTGATATTAATAAATATTCTGTAAAAGAATCTTTAAATCAATTGTTATACGATACGGCAGTAGCGGTAACACCCCACGATTCTAACGACATAACAGGAGCCCCTTATAAGGCTTTGTATGTAGGTGTCGGTGGTGATGTAAAAGTAGACATGAACGATACAGGATCTGCTATCGTGTTTAAAAACTTAGCAAGTGGTCAGATACTTCCTATTGTGTTTAATCAAGTTTACGACACCGGAACTACGGCAACCAACCTTGTTGCTTTAAGATAATGCTAGGCGTTTTACGAATAGCGGTTACTCAAGTTATGCAGTCTATATACGACATAGGTTGGAGTGGCTCAGAAGGTTCTCAAGTAAAATGGGAACAGCAAACAATTAAGTGGGAAGATATGGGAGATTTAGGAGAATAATATGGCAACGTTAACAAATAAGACAATAGCATCAACTTATACAAGTCTTTTAAAATTAGAAGGTGATACTGGTTCAACCGTAGCTTCACCCGGTGCAGCAGTACAAGTAAAAACTGGAGATAATGATGCAACTCCATTGTACCTCAATACAGATAGAGCATCAATTGGAACAAATTCTCCAGATGGAACTTTTCATGTTCACACTGCAACTGCTGGTACTATAACTGCAAGGTCAGATGCTGATGACTTAGTGGTTGAAAATTCAGTTCATGGTGGTATTTCTATTTTAACACCCGATGACCAGTTTAGCAATTTGATATTTGGCTCTCTTTCAGATAACAGAGGTGCTGTTTTAGATTACTCGCACTCAACGAAGGTTTTGAATATTGGAAGTGATGTAGCGAGTGGACAAGTAGTTTTTAAAGTGGCTTCTAGTACAGAAGCTATGAGATTAGATGCTTCTGGAAATACAACTCTTGCTGGGGATTTGACTGTAACTGGTGGAGATATTAGCTCTGGTTCGACAT